TAAACTCTGCTGATGCAGATAAAAGGATAAGCTTTTACAAAGAGAGAGAAAACGGAAACGGAAAATGGAGGAAACTATGAAGCAAGAAACATTCAACGTTGAGTGGGAATATGACGATGACGAACAGGGGTTTGTCTACGTCCAAGCAACCGGCACAATTACCCGAGGTTATCCGGGCAGCATGTACGCCAGAAACGGAGACCCCGGAGACCCTCCCGAGGGAGACGAAGTCGAGTTTGACACGATTTGCTGTATCGGTGAAAACGACAAGCCGGTCGACTTTGACGAAGCGTACGAAGAGGATCTGATAGACTACGTGCTATCACTGTATTAAACAAACTGCGCCGGATTGATCCGGCAGAGTGAGGTGAAAGGAATGAGCGAGAACTACTTTACAAAACTCTTTGATATTGACGTGTCAAAGAAAACAGAAAAAAAAGGCGGGTTGACATACCTGTCTTGGGCTTGGGCTTGGGCTGAACTCAAGAAGCTACACCCGGACGCGGAATACGTTGTCTACGAAAACGCGCAAGGTTGGAACTATCACACAGACGGAAGAACCTGCTGGGTAAAGACCGGCGTAAAGGTTGAACACATTGAGCATATCGAATACTTGCCGGTAATGGACTTTAAGAACAAGTCTATCCCTGCCGAACAGGTGACTAGCTTTGACGTGAATAAGGCAATCCAGCGTTCGCTTACAAAGGCAATCGGACGACACGGACTCGGTCTATACATCTATGCAGGTGAAGACTTACCGGAAGAAACAGCTCCACCGCAGGTTAGGACGGTTGACCGTGAAAAACTGAACATGCTTGCGACTATCATGAACAAGAACCGCAAAGACGGAACGCCGTACTTCACTGAGGAACGGAAAAAGTACTTCCGCGAGCTGGCAAGGAAAGACATTGACCAGTGTCTAAAAAATGCGGAAATCGCGCTTGAAGAAATGGAGAGTTCAGAATGACAGAACAGAGAACTGCAGAATGGCACCGCGAGCGAGTGGGCAAGGTTGGCTGTTCTCGTCTGTCCGACGTTCTCGCCGGTGACAAGACCGCAGCCCGGCGTAACTACATGGCAGAACTGATCTGCGAACGGTTGACAGGTGAGTGGACAGAATCGTTTATAACTGACGCTATGCGATGGGGAATTGAAACCGAGTCGCTGGCAATACAGGCATACACGCTTGAGACGTTCAACCAAGTAACAGAACACGGAGGGAAAGAGCATCCAGAGATTCCGCACTTTCGCGGATCACCGGACGGGCTGATACTACCCGGTGGAGGGGTAGAGATAAAATGTCCAAAGACGGCAACACACCTTGACACGCTGATAAATGGCACTGTCAAAAAAGAGTACATCTATCAGATGGCGGGATACTTGTCTATCTTCGGCGGTGAGTGGTGGGACTTCGTGAGCTACGACCCGAGACTGAAAGGTCATGAGCTTTTTATTAAACGGTTCTTGCGCGAGGAACTCCCCGTGCAAGAAGTAGAAACAGGTGTAAAGCGGTTCCTTGAGGAACTGGACGAAATGATGAAGAAACTGGAGGATATGAATGGCAAATGATTTGAACCACGTAGTTTTGATTGGAAGGTGCACGAGAGATGCCGAACTGAAATACACCAGCGGCGGCATGGCGGTGTGTAAGTTCGCAATCGCAGTGAACCGACGAAAGAAGAGCGGCGACCAGTGGGTTGACGAGGCGAGCTTTTTCGATGTTGTCGCATGGGGCAAAACAGGTGAAGCGCTCAATCAGTACCTTGTCAAGGGAAAGCAGGTTGCGGTAGAAGGTGAGCTTCATCAGAACCGATGGGAGCAGGACGGACAACCGCGCTCGAAAGTCGAAATCATGGCAAATAGCGTCCAATTACTAGGAGGGGATAAAAACTCCCACGGAAGTGGATCGGACGCAAGGAACAGCCCTTCTCGTGCGTCTCAGGGCTATTCAGACACGCAGCCGGACTTCGAATCGGATATTCCGTTCTGATGATTATCCAGATCACGCCGGACGGGTACATTCACCTTTCCGGCGACGCCCCGGAGGTAGGGCAGAAATACCTGCTTGAAGACGCGACGGAAGGGACGCAGGCTCAAAACCGAGCCTTCCACGCTCTCGTTCAGGAATATTTCACCTCAGGGTGTCACTCGTACAATGCAAAAACATGGCTTGAGCTGCGCGAGTATATCAAGCGGGATCTAGGAGCAGGG